CTAGCTATTGGATATAACATGGGAGTCACAGCGGGAGGTTCAGTAAGAGGAGCTATTGGTTATAACAATGGCTCAACAGGAACAGCAGATTATGCCATAACCTTTGGTAGAAGTGGTACTGACTGGTCAAGACTTTCTTATGGGGGTTCTAGTTTTACTACTGGTTCTGATGAACGCAAGAAAAAAGATATTACAGACCATCCGCTAGGTTTAGATTTTATTAATCAATTAAGAACTGTTAATTATCATTTTAAAGCCCCTTGTGATGTTCCTGAAGAATGGGATACCCATAAAGCATCTGAAAAAGAAGCAAAAATAACCACATGGCAAACAGGTATGTTGGCACAAGATGTTAAAGCAGCACTTGACAATCTTGGCGTTGATGCTGAGAAATTTAATGGTTGGGGTCAAGAACCTGATGGTATGCAAACACTAGATTATGGTCAATTTGTTATGCCACTTGTAAAAGCAGTAAAAGAACTTTCTGCTAAACTTACAGCAGCAGAAGCAAGAATAACAACTTTAGAAGGAGAATAATATGGCTCAAACAGTAGCACAAGTATTAACAGCAGCAACTGACAGCGTGACAGTTATTAATGATATTAATACTAATGGCAATAAATCACTTCATGCAGGTGGTACAGCTGACGCAGACGGAAACGCTGTAGCAGGTGATTGGTCACAAGCAGATATAAATGAAAAAGTACAACGTAATGTTGACCACTTAGAAACTATCTTGGCTTACGAACCTGTTGATTCAGATGACGATACACCTAACGTGGTTGGTTCATCTTCAAGCAAGAAAACTGCTTGTAGTACCGCTATAACTACAGGTAAAGCTTACATATCAGCTAATTCATAAGGAGTAAAAATGACTGAAGAGAAAGCAGTAGAAACAACTGAAACTACAGAACAACCTGTAGACCCACAACTACAACAAAGAATCGCTTATACAGAAACTTTGCAACAAGAAATTAAAAATCTTCAAGAGCAAATGGCACAACTACAATATCAATTAGATATTAGAGTTACAGCTTTAGTTGGTTATCAAAGCACTTTAGAAGTTATAGACGAATCTGAAGAAGAAATTAAATTAAATGGAGAAGGAGAAAAGTAATGGATACATTAATGAGTCTTGTGCAATGGATTACTACAATAGTAACAGTTGCTTCTATAATAGCTGCATCTACACCTACACCTAAAGATGATGAATGGATTGGTAAGCTATATAAACTTATTGATTTATTAGCCGTAAATATAGGTAAAGCTAAACAACAAGCACCTGTAGTTGAATCTAAAGATGGCGACAGCTAAAGATGCTTTAAATGCGATTGAGTCGCATGAAAAAGAATGTAAATTAATTTATAAAAGCATAGATGCTAGACTAGAAGCTGGTTCTAAAAGATTTGATAAATTAGAAGCTATACTATGGGGTGTATATCCTTTTATATTGGCAACAATAATAGCATCAAGGTTTTTAGGATGAGTAGATCAAAAAAGTCAAAATCAAGGGTTAATGAGGCAGGTAACTATACAAAACCTGCTATGCGTAAACGTCAATTCCAAAGAATAAAAGCTGGATCAAAAGGCGGAAAAGCAGGACAATGGAGTGCAAGGAAAGCACAAATGTTAGCAAAAGCATATAAAGACGCTGGTGGTGGATATAAATAGTGTCCTATTTAATCAGCAATATACCTCAGTTTAAATGCTGGGTTAGAAAAGAATTTACTTGTAATCATCAAAGATATCACGGGGAATTTATTCATGCACTAGCTATTGCTGTTAATACTATTCCAGATAGATCATTAAGTTTTCAAGTAGTTTTTACTGGTTGTGAAATAGATAACTATGAAGATATGCCTAATGTACATGGTGGTGCTATGTGGGCAAGAATGCCAATACAAGCCTTAGTTGCTGATATACCTGTAGAAGAGTGGGCTTTACCAATGGAAGATCATTTAGCTCAACCTTGGGATTGTGAATCAAGAGATCACTCAGTAGTTGTAATGGATAGGGTAAGTTCTAGTCCTTGGATTTGTAAAATTAATAATGAATTTTATCAAGGCAAGTATTTGTTTACTGTAGATTACACAAATAATTCTATTGCAGATGATCCAGCACAACACAAACAATCTCATGTTTTATATATAACAGAAGATTGCGAATGGAAAGGAAATTTAGTTGCATTACCAAATAACAGAGTTAGAGCAACAAGTCCTGCATTATGGAGAACTGGAGAAGGTGCTCCTGATTTTGCACCATCACAACATATACATTCAGCAGAAGGACATGAAAGTTATTTAGACCCTTTAATTACATTTAACAATTTGTATAGCGAAGGTTTAAACGAGGAAGACTAATGCCATTAAAAAAATCACAAAGAAGTTTAAAAAATTGGACTAATCAAAAATGGCGAACAAAGTCAGGAAAAAAATCTTCTGAAACAGGAGAAAGATATTTACCTGAAAAAGCCATAAAAGCTATGTCTAGTTCTGAATATGCAGCTACTACTAGAAAAAAAAGAGCTGATACAAAAAAAGGTAAACAATTTTCTAAGCAACCTAAAAAGGCTGCAAAAATATCAAAGAGGTATAGGTAATGTATGAATACGCTTGTAAAGTTGAAAGAGTCGTTGATGGTGATACTGTTGACGTTGTGTTGGACCTTGGGTTCGATATTCTTTATAAGTCTCGTGTTCGTTTATATGGCATTGATACTCCCGAGTCACGCACTCGTAACAAAGATGAGAAGGCTAGAGGAAAAATGGCTGCGTCTTTTTTAGAAGATGCTATTAATAATGGTAAGCAAGTAGTAATACAAACAAAATTAAAAGATTCTAGAGGTAAATTTGGTAGAGTTTTGGGTGATGTTGTTGTTGATGGAATAAATATTAACCAGTCAATGATAGATAATTATCATGCTGTTGCCTATTTTGGACAAAGCAAAGAAGCAATAGAAGCAGTACATCAATCTAATAGAACTAGACTTATAGAACTTGGAAAGTTTAGTCCAGTAAAATAATGGAACAAGCAATCCAATTTATTAATGAAGTAGGTTTTCCAATAGCTGCTGCATTAGGACTAGGTTTTTTTATATGGAAGCTGATTAATAGAATTATTGACGGCATGGAAACTAAACTTGATGTGTTAGATGATAAGGTAGCAGATCAAATAGCACAAATGGAAGAGAGACTAGGTACTAAGTTAGATTCACAGCATGGTATTTTAGTTGCTTTAATTGATAGAGTAAGGTCATTAGATAACGAAATTATTAGACAAGATACACTTATAAAAACAATACTAGGTGTACCTCAACTAATAGATAGCAATAAAATCGCTAAAGCTGATCGTGATGATCAGAGGAAGGATTAAATGCACATAGATAATTTAATAGCAATTATAGCTATTGTTTTTTTTACTTTACTTGTATCTTTAACAGTAGAAGCAGATCAAATAGTTCATAAATTTAAATCACCAAGTTTTAGCGGTGAAGCTACATCTAGTCATTATTTAACTATTGAAAATCAAGAACACAGCAGAAAGCTTACAATTAAAGAAGAAATAAAAGCTTTGCAAGATGAAATAGAAAGAGAAAAAGAAAATTCTACTTTAGCAAGGTTTATGCGTAATTTAGAGTCAAGAGTTTACGCAGAGCTTTCTAGACAATTAGTTAATAATTTATTTGGTGAAACACCACAAAGCGAAGGAATAATAACATTAGAAGGAAACATCATTGAATATACAAGTGATGGTGTAACTCTTACTTTAAAAATAACAGAAGCAGATGGAACAGTTACGGAAATTACCATACCTATCGGTACTTTTACTTTCTAGTTGTTCTATATTCCAACAGTTTGAAGATACTTATGAACAAAGGTTTCAGGACAAAAATATTGTTACAATATCTGAATTGCAATCAAAAGAACTTGCAAATGTAGCTAAACCTTTGGTACAACCAGTAGTAGCTGTTTATCCTACTGCATTTACAGATCAAACAGGACAAAGAAAAAGCAATAGTGAGTTTGCTTTATTTAGTACAGCTATAACACAACAACCTAGTGCATTATTAATTAGAGCTTTAAAACACGCTAGTAATGGTCAATTTTTTAGAGTTGTTGAAAGAGTAGGTTTAGATAATTTAACAAAAGAAAGACAACTTATAAGGTCGGCAAGAGAGCAATTGTCTGATGAAGAAGAACATAAAAAAACTCTACGACCTTTATTGTTTGCAGGGGTTTTAATAGAAGGTGCTGTAATTTCTTATGAAAGCAATCTTTCTACAGGTGGTACGGGGGCTAGATATTTAGGTATAGGCTCTAGTATTCAATATAGAGAGGATAGTGTAACAGTATCTTTGCGTATGGTTTCGGTGGCAACAGGAGAAATACTTATAGAAGTAATGACTGAAAAAACAATTTTTAGTTATGGAAAATCTGAAGATGTATTTCGTTTTATAGAAATGGGAACAGAACTTGTAGAAATAGAATTAGGTAATTCTAGAAATGAGTCCTCTACCATAGCTTTAATGAAAGCTATTGAAAGTGCTGTACTAGAATTAATAAATGTCGGATACGACAGGAGTTTTTGGAAACATGAAGAAGTTGAAATTAATAAGCCTGATTGCGATGCTGATTGCATTGCCAATATACGGGGCTGATAACGAAATATATATTGATCAGTCAGGAACTGGTGCAAATATAGATTTAGAACAATTAGGTATTTCTAATATTATTGGAGGTTCTGATGCGTCAGCAGGTAACATGACTGCTTTAGACCTAGATGGTAATTCAATGACATTGGATATAAACATGATAGGCGGAACAAATAAATTTTTAGGAGATATTTGGGCTGATAATTTTACTGGGTTTTATGAATTTACTGGAGGAAGCAATACTTTTAATATACAAGTTGATCCTTCAAATACTTATGGAGCAGATGATTCTGATCAAAATGTACAAGTAACAGGAAGTTCTAATACATTTACTTTAAATCAAGCAACAACTGCTTTAGCTGATAGTTTAAATTTAGATTGGATAATACAAGGTTCTAACAATACTATTACATCAACTATTAATATTGATAATGCTACTAATTACATGGATATAGATGGTTCTGATAATACTTTGACCTATGTAGGTACTGGTGTTACAGCTTCTGCTGGTGGTTATTTTTACTTAGATCATACAGGAGGATCAAGAACTTTTAATATTCAACAATTAAGTACACAAGATAATGATTGGCTCAAAATTTTATCTACAAGCGGTACTTCTGCTTCTACTGTTTGTGTCATTCAAAACGACCAAGGTACAAGCACAAGTTGCTGATATAGGAGATATATCTGAACTTAATGGTTTTGCTCAAATAGTTAGAGATAAACCATATGTAGCTAATTTAGATTTTGCAATACAAAGTAATGATGAAGCCATAACTACAAATGGAAGAATGGCTATTACTTTTTTAGATGATAGCAAGGTAAAACTTACAGAACATTCACAATTAATTATTGATGAATATATTTATGATCCTGATCCTAGTAAAGCCAAAATGGCTCTTACATTTGGTTTAGGTACAGCTCGTTTTATAACTGGCAATCTTAATCGTATAGATAAACAAAACATAAGTCTTAAAACACCTACTGCTGATATCGCTATAAGAGGAACGGATTTTACAGCTACAGTAGATGAATTAGGTCGTAGTTTAATAATACTGCTTCCAGACCCATTTGGGCTTTCTAGTGGCGAAATAGAAGTTGTGACTGCTATGGGTACTGTAATACTAAATAAGCCCTACGAAGCGACTACAGTAAGCGTATTTGAGTCTGCACCAAGTAAACCTGTTATTTTAGATTTAACATTAAATCAAATAGATAATATGTTAATTGTTACTCCTCCCAAAAAAGAAGCAGTTATTGAAGAACAAATAGTCACTAAAAAAGCAAATATATTAGATTTTAATGATTTAGATATAGATTATTTAGCAGAAGATTTATTGGCTGAAGATGATTTAGAATTTAATGAATTAGATATAAATTATTTAGATGTTAATTTTTTAGAAGATTTACTTAATGTTTTAGATGCTTTAGCAATAGAAGAAGAGGAAGATCAATTAGCACAAGCTACAAGCACACAAATAACAGGTACATTATTAGGTAGAGACCCTGATACACAAATTACAACATTAATAACAGGTAATGTTATAAGTATGAGAAGAAGCATAAATGAATCTGTAAGAATAGATTTAGATGCCAGTAATTCTTATACAGTTATATTTATACAGGATGGAGTTTCTAATGTAGTTAAAGTAAATGGTGGTAGTGATTCAACAATAACTATAACTCAGAGTGATTAATGAAAAAAATATTATTAGTTTTAGTTATAGTTTTATTTATTCCATTTATTACGCAAGTAAATATATTACAAATAATAAAACTTAAAACATTTGATGCTTTTGTAACTAAACAAAAACCTTCAGAATATTTTACTATTTTAAATATAACAGAAGAAGATATAGCTAATGAAGGTGGTTATCCCTTATCTAGACAAACACTAGCACAAATACAAATAAATCTTTTACGTCAGGGTGCTATAGGAGTTGGATGGGTTATAGCTTTTCCACAACCTGATAGATTTGGTGGTGATTTTGAATTTGCTAATGCTTTATCTTTTTCTCCTAGTGTATTAGCTATGTTTGAAGGCAAAGGAGATTATCCTCCTACAATAGGCACAGTTATATTGGGTGACGACATTGGAGGTTTAAAAGCTGAAGGGGTAATACAAAACATAGAATTATTACAACAAAATGCAAATCAAGGTTTAGCTGTTGCAAGAACTGATATAGATAATTTAGTAAGAAGATTGCCTTTACTTATGAGAAGCAATGATGGATGGGTAGCTTCTTATGGAACAGAAGTTTTAAAAGTATTAGCTGGTGCGGATACTTATGTTATTAAAACTAATGTTAATGGCATTGAAGAAATAAGAGTTAAAGGCTTACCGCCAGTTAAAGTAGATAGTTTTGGTAGAAAGTGGATTAGCTGGGTTAATACACCACAAACAAATTTACAAGAAATGAACGTGGAAGGTAAGTTTGTTTTTGTAGGTTTTACAGCAAAAGGCATAATGCCACAAATTGCTACACCAGCAGGTTTATTAGAACCACACAAAATACAAGCTGCATTAGCTGAATCTATACTTATACAAAATAGTCCACACATACCTGACTATGCACTAGCAGTAGAAGCAGTATTATTAATTTCAATGATATTGTTAACTTGGGTGTTAATAAATATTTTTGGAATATCGTTAGGAATACTATTTACCAGTCTATTGTTTTTTTCTACAGCAGGAAGTGGGTATTATTTAATACAACAAGGTTTATTAATAGACGTAACATGGTCGCTTATATCTCAGTTTATTACAGCAGCAACAGCTTTTTATTTAAGATTTAGAGAACAATACAAATTAAGACAACAAATAAAACAACAGTTTGGAAAATACTTAGACCCAAGGATGGTTAAGAAATTACAAGATAATCCTGAACTTTGTCAGGTTAATGGTAAAAGAGTTGATTGTTCTATTATTTTTACAGACCTTAGAGGATTTACTAGCTTATCGGAATCAGTTGAACCTGAAGTAGTAACCTACATTATGAATTCTGTATTAGATGCACAAGTACAAGCAGCTAATAAATATTTTGGATGCACAGATAAATTTATTGGAGATGCTGGTATGTTTCATTGGAATACTATTATTCCACAAGAAGATCATTACAATCTTGCTTTACAAGCAGCAAAAGAAATAGAAAAAAATATTGACCAGTTAAATATTAAATTTGCAGAAGAAGATATACCTGAAGTTGCTATTGGTATAGGTGTAAATTCTGGAGTTTGTATAGCTGGTAACTTTGGAGCAACAGATAGATTTGCATTTAGCCTTATAGGAGACCCTTGTAATGTAGCAGCTAGACTAGAATCAAGTACAAAGGTTGCAGGAGTAGGAGTTTTGATAGGTGAAGAAACTGCCAAATATAGCGATTTTAAGCTACAATTATTAGAACCTATAGAAGTAAAAGGTAAAGCTAAACCATTACAGGTTTATACATGGGCATAAAATATGAGTAAAGTTTTAATAGGTATAATTGCAGTATTATTAATAATTGGTTATTTTCTTTGGAATGAAAATGCAAGATTATCTGCATTAAATCAAGCTTTTGAATTACGGGATCAAGAACAACAAGCTGCTATAGAGTCTTTGCAAAATGATTTTAAATTGCAAACAGAAGGTTTATTAGAGATACAAAGTAAAAATCAAGCTATAGAAGCTGAAATGTCTAGATACTTAGATGTATTTAAAAGACATGATTTAACTAAACTAGCAGCAGCTAAACCATCTTTACTAGAGCCTAGGGTTAATAAAGGAACTAAAAATGTATTTGATAGTATTGAAGAAGACAGTCGCAGCATTGATGATCTTGATGATGGTCTCCAGTTGCAGTCTGTTTCCAAGTAAACAAAACGTACAAATAACTACTAAAGCTTTAGAAAGGCAAATAGCACAGCCTGTTATGCCTAGAGAAATAGATTTAAAAGAACCATATTGGTATGTAGTTTCAGATAAAAACATAGATGAGTTTTTGGCTAGAGTTGAAAAAGAACATGGGCAAATAGTTTTCTTTGCTATGTCTGTACCTGATTATGAACTCATGTCTTACAATATGCAGGAATTAAAGAGATATATAAATGAACTTAAACAGGTTGTGGTCTATTATAGAAAAGTTACTACAAATAAACCTGAAACAGGGGAGTAATATGAACATATCACAAGAGGGGATAGCTTTAATTAAAAAGTTTGAAGGTTGTGAATTAGAAGCTTATCAAGATTCTGTAGGTGTTTGGACTATAGGATACGGACATACTAAAGAAGTAAAAGAAGGTGACAAAATAAATCAAGATGAAGCCGAACATTTATTACAAGAAGAGATGCCTGAATACGAAGGCTATATAAATGACATGGTTACAGTACCTTTAAAACAATGTCAGTTTGATGCTTTAGTTTGTTGGGTCTATAACCTAGGACCAACTAATCTTGGCAATTCAACATTATTGAAATTACTTAATGCAGGTGATTATCATACAACACCATCACAAATTAAAAGATGGAATAAAGCTGGAGGAAAAACATTGCAAGGATTAATTAGACGAAGAGAAGCAGAAGCACTTCTTTTTGAAGGTAAAGAATGGATTGAGGTCTAATATGCCTTTAGCTAAATATGTTTTTAAACCAGGTATTAATAAAGAAGGAACAAACTACTCTAATGAGGGTGGTTGGTTTGATGCTGATAAAGTAAGATTTAGAAAAGGTAAACCTGAAAGAATAGGTGGCTGGTCTAAATTTACTACAGATTCTTTTATAGGAACTTGTAGAAAATTATATCCCTATAAAGCAACAAGCGGAGATAGTTTTGTAATATTAGGCACTCATCAAAAATTATATAATCTTAGTGGTGATGTTTACTATGATATAACCCCTATTAGAGCTACAACTACAAATGGTATTACATTTTCTGCAAGCAATGGCTCTTCTACAATAACTGTAACAGATTCAAGTCATGGAGCAGTTACAGGAGATTTTGTTACTATTTCTGAAGCAGTTTCTTTAGGTGGATTAATTACAGCAGATGTATTAAATCAAGAGTATCAAATAGAAAAAGTTACAGGAGATAATACATACGAAATAATAGCTAAAGATACTTCAGGAACAACAGTAACAGCAAATGCTAGTGATTCTGGTAATGGTGGTTCTGGAGTAGATGGTGCATATCAAATTAATTCAGGATTAGATGTTTATGTAAGAAGCACAGGTTGGGGTGTAAATACTTGGGGAGCTGGAACATGGGGTTCTGCTAGTGATTTAACATTAACTAATCAACTTAGATTATGGTCAATAGATAATTTCGGTGATGATACTATTGCTGCACCTAGAGCTGGAGCTTTATATTTTTGGGATAAATCAGATGGTCTTACTACAAGAGCAGTAGCTGTATCTTCAGAATCAGGTGCTAGTGATGTTCCAACAGCTTGCTTGCAAGTTATGACATCAGATGTAGATAAGCACGTTATAGCATTTGGAGCTAATCCTATAGGTAGTTCAACTATAGACCCATTATTAGTTAGATTTTCTGACAGAGAAAGTGCAGTTGATTGGACACCTACTGCAACAAATCAAGCTGGTGGTGTGCAATTATCTCAAGGTTCTACAATTGTAGGAGCTTTGCGTACTAGACAAGAAATACTTATATGGACAGATGCAGGTATTGTATCTATGCGTTTTGTTGGTGAACCTTTTGTTTTTAGTTTTACAGAAGTTGCCGAGGGTGTAAGTTTAATATCACCAAATGCTGCAACTAATGCAAATGGTAGAGTATATTTTATGGATCGTGATGGTTTTCATGTTTACTCAGGAACATCACAAAGGTTGCCATGTACTGTATTAGATTATGTATTATCTGATTTAAACCAAGATCAAGCTTATAAAGTATTTGCAGCTTCAAATTCAAGCGTTAATGAAGTTATGTGGTTCTATCCTTCAGGAACAAATACAGAAATTGATAAGTATGTATTATTTAATTATTTAGAAAATACATGGTCTATAGGAACAACATCAGATAATTTTGTAAGAACTGCATGGAATGAAGCTTCTATATATGAAAATCCAGTAGCAGCAAGTAAAAATAGCAGTACATCTAATTTGAATTATGTATATAGCCATGAAATAGGACATGGAGATGACACAGATGCTTTTACAGCTTTTATAGAATCAAGTGATTTTGATCTAGCACCAGATGGAGAAAGATATACATTCATATCAAAATTAATACCTGACATAGAATTTAGAGATCAACAATCAACAAGTGATAGTGTTACTTTTACTATTAAAGGCAGAGACTTTCCTTTACAAGATTTATCTACTTTACAAACTATAGATGTAACACCAACTTCTACATTTGCAAATACGAGAGCAAGAAGCAGACAAGCAGCTTTGCGTATATCAAATTCGTCTAGTGATTACGGCTGGAGATTGGGTGATTTAAGATTAGAAATTAGACCTGATGGTAAAAGATAATGGCTGATATCAAAACGATAGCATTACCATTAGCAAGCATAGAATATGATTCTAATGATGAAGCTTTAACTAGAAGAACTATAGAACAGGCTATAGAAGATATAAATGTAAAAATAACTAACATACAAAGAATGCAGTCTACAGTTACAAGTAAAGCTTCTAAGAGACATCAATTTTTATTAATGGGATTAAAACATGGCTGATGATTTAAAAGTATTAGGTCAGTTAGACCCAGCAGCTACTACTACAACAGTTTTATATACTGTGCCAGATATGACACAGACCACAATTAGTTCAATTGTGGCAGCTAATAGAACAGGATCAGCTATAACATTTAGATTAAGTGTTCATGTTGCTGGTGCAGGTGCAGATGACAAACAATTTTTATACTATGACAAATCAGTTGCAGCTAATGATTCGTTAGCTATAGTTATAGGTATAACCCTTAATCAAACAGATGTGTTGAAGGTTTATACAAGTGCAGTTGATATGAGTTTTAATGTGTTTGGTTGCGAAACTAAAGAGGAAAGATAATGGATATTAAACAACAAACTAAAAATGTAGCAGCTCAAGGTCGTTATGGCGACTCTATGCTTTTGCACGTTAATCCAGCAGAGGTAAAAGGATTAGCGTCAGCTATGCCTATAACAGTAAATCCGCAAACTGGACAGCCAGAAGCCTTTTTACCTTTTCTTGCTCCTTTAGCAGGAAGTTTATTAGGAAGTAGTTTATTAGCTGGTGTAGGTGGCATGAGTGCTTTGACAGCAGGAGCTTTAGGTTCAGGTCTTGCACAATATGCAGCTACAGGCGATTTAAAAAAAGGATTGCTAGCTGGTCTAACAGGATATGGTTTAGGAACAGCTATGCAAGGAGCAGGTGCAGCTAAAGCTGGAGCAGATGCAACAGCAGCAACCACACAAGCAGCAACAGAAGCAGCAACACAAACAGCTTTAACTAATCCTGCTAATTTAAATATAACAGACCCAACTTTACTTAATATTGCTTCAACTGATCCTACGTTAGCTTCTCAATTAGGAGCAGAAGCTTTAAATCCAGCAGGACAATTAGCAGTAGGAAAACAACTAGCAATGGCTCAACCAGCAATAGCACAAGCTGGTAGAACAGCAGCAGAAGCTTATACAGGTACTGGTGTAGATGCTTTAAAAGATGTGTTTACAGGTAATACTATTGGTGAAGGTTTTGGAAACCTAGCAACAGGATTAGCTGATCCTATGTCATACATACCAGCAGGTATAGGTATGGGCGGTACTGGCATAATGGAATCACAAGAAGCCTTTGCAAGAATGGTAGGAGAAAGCGAGGAAGCATACAGGAGAAGAAGAGAACAAAATCTTTTGGATAATCCAGAACCTATTCTTTATTCAGCAGAAGGCGGAAGAACAGGATATTTTATGGGTGGCAAGATGAGAGCTGCTATTGATAGTGTAGGTGGTCGAGATATAACAGGTGGTAATTTGCCACAGATATTTGCACCTGCCAAACAAGCATATGATGTAAACCCTGATTTTATGGCAGGATTCGCACCTGAAACTATGTATTTTAATCCAGCTACAATATCAGCCCCTGCGTCTGGTTTACAAGCAGGAGCACCTCCTATAGGGATAGATACATATGAAGGCTCTAAAGGCGGTTATGGAGGCAGACAAGCATCTATAGCACCTCAAGTATCTATAGACCCATACTCAGCTTATACAGGTTCTGCACCTAAAGGTTTAGAATTTACTGAAGCACCCATGCCTGAACCAATACAACCTATGCCTGTCTTACCTATAACTCCACCTGATTTTGGAATAGGTGTACCTGATATAGGAGGTATAGTTGGTATTCCTAATATAGGCAATATAGACATTCAATCAATAATAGATGGATTAGGAGATTATAATAGACCAGAAAGATTTATGCCCATGACAGGAGAAGATTTAGGAATTACACAACCTTTTACTCTTGGTGAACAACTTCCAAAAGGTGTTGATAATAATATAGATATTTCAAATTATTTATCTAATAAAGAAGATACTTTAGGAACTGCAAAAGATATTTTTGGACCACAAGTAGAATTTGCAACAAGTCCTGTTGAAGGCTCTAATTATATGATGACTGCTGCTGCATTAGAAGGTATGGGAATTGCTCCACAACCAGTTAGTGGTGGTGGATTAGGTGGTCTTTTTGGTGGTTTAACTCCACAAGAACCAATTGTTAGTGAAATGAATACGCAAGTTGCACCTGCATTAGATGTAACTTCTGTACCTGCTTTAGATGTTTTAGACCCAGTTGTAGCTAAACAAGTAGTTGATATTCCAACTTATAATTATAACGATCCAGCTAGATTAGCCAGAATAGATGATTATTTTGCAAGTGATAGATTTGCATCTGCATCAGGTGGTTCTACTAATTTTCAAGAAGGAGGAGCTCTAAAGCCTATTCCAGAAGATAATAAAGGTTTACCTAATTTACCTAAAGATGTAAGAAATGAAATGGGTTATATGCAAGAAGGTGGTATGACTGATATGCAAAGTGATCCACTTACTCAAGAAGTTACTATGTTTATTTTAGGTGAAACAGATAATGAACAAGCACTCAATGACTTTATAACAAAATATGGAAGTGATGCTTTTATGCAACTTAGAGAGGCAGTATTGCAGTCTATAGTTCCTAATGCCCAAACAGAAGGTTTAATTAGAGGTGATGGAGAAGGTGGAATGGATGATGACCTTAGGGGCATGATAGGCGGTAAGGAACGTATTGCAGTATCTCAAGATGAATTTATTGTTCCTGCTGATGTAGTATCAATGTTAGGAGATGGCAGTTCAGATGCTGGTTCTAAAGAACTTTATGACATGATGGATAGAGTTCGTAAAGAAAAAACTGGTACTACAAAACAAGCACCTAAATTAGCTAATGCTGGAGGACTATTACCTGCATGAATGAGCCAGCAATAAAACAAGAAGCATCTGGAGTCTACGAATTGTCTTTAGTTCCTGTAGAACAGATATCTTTAGTTTGGAGTCAAGTAGAAAAGTTTTTAAAAAAATCAGCTAGTCGTTCAGGCGGAAGAACAAGAATAGAAGATATATTTTATGAACTTATAAATAACCAAACACAGCTTTGGATAATTTTTGATACAGGTGATCTAAAGATAAATGGAGTACAAATTACTTTATTTAATACATATCCAACAGGTAAAAAAATGTTAAACCTAGAACATACGTCAGGAAAGAATATGCAAGACTGGGTTGAACAAGGTATTGAAACTATGATTAAGTTTGCTAAAGCTAATGGATGTGAAGGCATAGAAGGTATGGGTCGTCATGGTCAATGGAATTGGGTTAAAAATAAAAAGGGTTGGAAAAAACCTGCAACATTTTACGAATATATATTTGAGGATGATAAATGAGAAAATTTAAAGGTGGTGGTGGAAGTTCTGCACCAACAGAACAAACTGTATATAGCACAGACTTACCTGAATACGTTGAGCCGTATTTTAAACGACTACTGCAACGTGGTGAGGCTGAATCATTACAAGGATATACTCCATATGGCGGTCAAAGACTAGCTTACTTTTCACCTGATGAATTAACCAGTCAAGCAATGACTAGGGGTTTTGCAACTGCTGGTACACCACAACAATTTACAGATGCAGCAGCAAGATATGGACAGACCACACCATTAACTTCTCAATATACAGCAGGAACATTTGATTCAGGATATGCAGCAGGAGATGTAGGTCCAACTTATCAAGCAGGTACTATAGGTTCAGATTATAGAGGTAGACAAATAAGATCATCTTATAGACCTGATGCAAGACGTTCACAGTATATGGCAGGAATAGTTGGTGATAGCTATACACCCATAGGCTATGAACAAAATCTTCAAAGGTTTATGTCACCTTATCAACAGAATGTTATTGATGTAGAAAAAAGAGAAGCAAGAAGACAATCTGACATAATGGGAAAAGGTATTGGTGATGCAGCTACAGCTCAAGGTGGTTTAGGTGGATATAGAGAAGCTATACAGCAAGCTGAACGTGAACGTAATTTAGGACAACAACTAGGAGATATACAAACTAGAGGTAGTCAAGCAGCATTCCAATCAGCACAACAACAATTAGCAGCAGAAAGAGCTGCTGGTTTAGGTGCAGCACAATTTGGTTTACAACAATTCCAAGCTGGTGAATCAGCACAACAAGCACAAGAAAAATTAATGCAAGCTGCATTCCAAGCTGGTGAGCAAGCCAAGCAACAAGCTGCTTCATTGGGCTTAACAGCAGAACAACAAACTGAAGCATCAAGACAAGCACAAGAAAAGTTCGCACAATCTGGATTCCAATTAAGTCAACAGGCTTTACAACAACAAGGTGCTCAATCACTACAAGCTTATCAAGCAGGTGAATCTGCTAGACAACAAGCAGCAAAACTTGGACTGACTGCACAGCAACAAGAAGAAGCTGCAAGACAAGCACAAGAAAAGTTTGGTCAAAGTGCATATGATTTATCTAATCGTTACAACTTAGCTGCTGCACAGGGATTAATGGGTGCAGGTGAAACTATTAGCAGAGATGCTCTATCTAGAATAGCAGCATTACAAGGTATAGGTGAACAACAAAGAGCATTGCAACAAGCTAGTTTTGATGTTGGTTATGAAGATTTCCAAAGACAAAGAGATTTTGCACAAAATCAACTTGGGTTATTTAGTAACTTGTTAAGAGGTGTACCAGTACAACCACAACAAAGAATAAGTACGTTTCAACAACAACCTGGATTATTTCAAACAGCCGTAGGTGCAGGTTTATCAGGTCTAGGTTTATATAGAGGAATGAGTTAATGAATTTAGTAGATTTAGCAACAGAATTAGAATATGTGCCTAAAGAACAATTGGCACAAATGTCACAAGACCCTAGCAGTAGGTATCCTCAATACTTAGTATTGTCAGAAATACAAAGAAGAACTGCTAACGAAAAAGCTTATGCAGCAGCTAAACCTAGACCTACTACTACAGTAGCAGAAGAAGTTGTTGGTGAATTTATGCAACCTCAAAGTTTGCAAGCAGGTATGCCGTCTGAATCAGCTCCAACTGATGCTTTCTCTTCAGAGTCTATGGGTATACCTGCCTCTGCTCCTATGCAACAACCTATGATGATGGCTGGCGGTGGTCAAACTAAGGCAGAAGCTAGAGAAAGCATTATTGATATGATGTCTGATATAAACATAAAACGTGGTGAAGCTGGATTATCTGGATTAATGGATGCTGCTGGTGATGTTATAACTGCTGGTAGTGCTGTTATACCTGTAAATGCAGCAGGTAAGTTAGCACTTATAGAAAAAGCCATGAAGCCTTTATCTGGTGCTTACAGAAAAGCTTTAGAAGCTTCTAGAAAAGGTAATGTTGAATATGCAAATTTAGACCCTCTAGTTAAAGAACAAGCAAAAAAATATATACAACTTAGTAAAGAATCTGATAAAGCTTCTTTTACTTTGGGTGCAGGTGCACCAACAGCTTTTTCTTTAGGTGTTGCTAATCAAGCAGGAAAGTTTAAATATCAAGATGAAGATAAAAAAGCTAGTGGTGGTTTAACTGAATATATGAAAGAAGTTGGCTCTGAACTTAAACGTATAAAAGAAAAAGAATCTAGATATGCAGCTAGAAACAAAAGAGAAAAAGAAGGAAAAACAATATTTTCTACTTCATTATCACCTAGAAAATATGTAATACCTGATGAAACATATAAAAAATTAACTGATAAAGGAATGGTTAGGGCTTTTGATGCCTATAGACCTATGGGATTATTGTTTAACGCTTTATCTGGAGAAGGTGCATTTAGTGGAATGGATAGAACAATACCTGAATCAAAATTAAAAAACTTAGAGTCTGCAATGAAACAGTCTCGTAATGAAATGCAACAAAGACAATTAGGTTTAGCTAGTGGTGGTTTAACTGCTTATGCTAATGGTGGTGCATTAGAACAAAGTTTTGCAGACCCATATGAAAACGTATTAGGTTCATCTTCTAATCCTTACCCTATGGAATATATTGAAGATGAAGAAGATTTAACAATAGGAGATTTACGAGACCCATTAGCAGCAGCTACAGCGTTATTAGCCCTTGATCCAAGAAGAAAAGCTTTAAGTTATTTAGGAGGTAAAGCCAAAGGTTTATTTGGTGCAATAAAAAGAAGATATAAAAAAGATGATATAGATTTAGGACCAACAGGTATGCCAGCAGGTAAAGTTAAAGTTGGAAAAGAAACTTATGATCCATCAAAAGTAACTGTTCCACAAACAGGTATAGACTTAAAAAAAGTTATTAAAGACCCTTTAATTACAGTTCCTGCTGGATTAGGAACTGCATATTCTATATCGTCTTTATCAGATGAATCTGTTGATACAAATGATAAAAATAAAACAGAAACAGATACAGAAAAACAACTTCGTTTGCAAAGAGAAGAATATGAAAAACAACTCGCAGAACTCAGAAATAAAGCCACAGGAATAGCTAAACCTAAAAAAGAAATAGACTATGACTTAGTAGGATTAGGTGGTCTTATAATGGGTGCTAGAAATATGAGTGAACTTGGTACAGGATTAGCTGGATTAGCTGAAAGAAGACAAGCTAGAGAAGATGCTTTATTAGAAGGACAAGCACAACAAGATTATTATAGAGCTAGTGCTGATAAAGTAAGAGCTGAAATAGAAGGTTTACCTTTAGAAAATAAAATGGATGCTTTAGAACAAGTAAATGATATTCTTACTAAAGCTTTAGAAGGTGAAATTGAGCTCACAGAAGAACAATTACAATATTATAATGTAGCCTCTCAAACTTTAACTTCACAAATTTTAGCGTTACAAGGAATAACTGCAAATTCATTAACAGGACTTGATCCATTAGAAGAAAATAGAATACAGTAATGAGCGTATATAAAGCACCTGATGGAAGTAAATATAATATTCCTACAGAGCCTTTACAAAGAAAAAGATTTGTTGATGCTGTAAAAAATAAATACGGAGAAGATTTAGATCAAACTTCTACATTAGATCAGGCAATAGAATTTGGTAAAGCAATACCTAGGGGTGCTGCTAGTTTAGCTTTGTCTGTACCTACAGGTATAGTTTCTTTATTTGATATTGGTGATGATAGTGCAGCACTTAAAGGTTTACGAGGTCTAGAAAAATCATTACGAGAAGATTCAGCACTTGCAGCCGATCCTAGATACGCAGATAAATTTAGTACAAAACTAGGTGAAGGTATTGGATCATTTGTTCCTTTTTTAGGTGCTGCGAAAGTAGGTAGCACTTTAGCTAAAGCAGGAGCAGTAGGTCAAAAAACTGGACAATATGGTGTACCAGCAGCATTAGCTATACCAACAGGTATGTCTGCACAAGCTGATCGTATAAACATGGCTAGAGAAATGGGTGAAGATGTTGGTGGTTTAACAGAAACAACTGCCACTCTATTAGGTGGTGCTATAGGTATTACAGAAATATTACCTGTTGCACACATATTTTCTAAAGTATCTAAAGCAGCTCCTAAATCTGTAAAAGAACAATTAGTATCTGCACTTAAATCAGGTGCATTTGAAGGTGGTCAAGAAGTAGGTGCAAGCATACTGCAAGATTTAACTGCTCGTGGTTTATATAGTGAAGAATTACCTATTGGTGAAAGTCTATTTGATGAGTTTACTATAGGTGGCATTATTGGTGCTGGTGCTGATCTGGTTGTTACTAGCATGGGTAAGAAAGGTATAAAAGACTATCACGCAGAAGAAAAAGCTAGAAGAGAAACTTTAAACAAACAAGAATTATTAAAAACAAAAAAAGTGGAATTAGGTCTTGAACAAGGCACTATTCCAGAATTTCAAGAACCAACTCAAATTGATGTTCCAAACATCCCCGCCCCCGAATCCATACAAGACCCTCTTAATTTAGATTATGTAGAAAATGCTGATGGCAGCTTTGCTATATTAGATTTAAATCAACCAGCCAATCCTATTATATCTACAGCACCTACACAGGCTGCTGCTGTTACAGGTATTGAGAAACTTAAAACAAAACAAAACAATGCTTTGTTAAAAAACCAACTAGATAATATGCTTTACCTACAAGGTAATGTTAATAGTGCTGCTGCGTTTGAATTAGGACAAACTTTATTAGACCCCATAGCTACAACTGTTACAGCTAATGATATAGCAGTTAATAACAGTAGACTTAAAGACACAGGTAAAAAGAATTTTGTAGATCAAAATAAAAATAAAACTTTTAGTATGCCTGAAGCAAAAAAACTGCTTACTAAAAAAGATTTTAACACCATGACAGAAAGTATGGCACAAGCCGTATTTAAACAATCAGAAAAGTCTGGAGAACCTTCTTTAACTGCTGGTAAACAAAAACTTAATACTACTCCTAAGTTTTTAAAGTCTATGCTTGCTTCTAAAAACATAGACCCAGATAGTATTATCTCACCTGCTTTTCAACACGCTGCTGAAGTATTTACAGGAACAAGTCAAATTTCAAGCATGACTAAAGGACAAAAAGAACTTTTGTTAGCTAGAATTCATGCTATGCCTAAGTTTAATAATAAAATTTCTTTTCCTGAATTTAGAAATAGAGAGTATTCAGCCAAAGATATGGCTGATTTTGTAGCTAATATTGGTAAAACTGAATTTACAATAGATAATGTCAAAGATTTTTTAACTCAAAGATATACAGGTAAAAAAGCCAAATATCACAAAGGTAACTTTGAAGATAATTCTTTTTTAGCAATACAAGAAGCTGATACATTTTTAAGAGATTTAAAGGATAGTGGTAGAGCAGAATTACAAGAAGATTTTGTTACATACAAAATTAGAGACAACTTTGAATTTGATATTGCAAGACGAGCTGAAAGTTTTGGACAAACACCAGAAGAGTTTAGAGCCAAGTTAGAAGCAGAAAATAAATTACCACAAGAGATTATTGACCAGTTAGTAGAATCAGAAAGAGTAAAACAAGAAAAACTTTTACCTCCAGAAGAGGTTGAACCTAAAGTTATAAATTATCGTGAAGCAGTAGAAGAGGGTAGAACTAATAAGTTTGCTAAAGAAGCTCAAAGAATATTAAACGAAAGGGGCTTGAAAGATACTGGTGTAGTTATAAGTAATGAATTGTTATCTGCTAGCACATTAAGACAAGTAAAAGATAACGAACTTATTTATGATCCAAGAGCAGTAAAAGATAGAGGCATATTAGGTGAGTATGATAAACAATCTGACATTATATTTTTATCACTTAATAGAATTAATCCTGATGGCAATCTTACAGAGTCAGATATACAACAAAAGTTAAATAGAGTTCTTGACCATGAAATGATTCATGC